GGCATCTGGCACCAGACGGGCGGTGATTTTGGAGTGCCGCCATACCGTGGAGAGTGCGATGATTAAAAATTATAATGAGTTCATAAAATCAAAAAACTTCAAAAGCATTCCGGCAGGATTCTGCGATGTTGACTTGTCAGGTTGTCCGTTATTTGATTATCAGGCTGACATTGTTAGGTGGGCGCTGCGTCGTGGTAAGGCAGCGATATTCGCAGATACCGGGCTTGGCAAAACGATTATGCAATTATGTTGGGCTGATCAAGTGGCAAAGAAAACCGGCAGGCCGGTGTTAATTCTTGCACCGCTGGCGGTATCTGATCAGACAATTTCAGAGGGTGAAAGATTCGGCATTAAAGTTAGCAGATACAGCAAAACGGCCAGCGGTGTTTGCATCACGAATTACGAGCAGTTACATAATGTTGACGTGCAGCTATTCTCTGGCGTCGTGCTGGATGAAAGCTCGATATTAAAAGGCATCGACAGCAAGACAAAAAAACTTTGTTGTGAATCGTTCAAGTCGACACCTTATCGGCTGTCATGTACTGCAACACCATCGCCTAACGACTTTATGGAGCTGGGTACGCAAGCTGAATTCTTGAGCATCATGTCTCAGGTAGAAATGCTTGCAATGTTCTTTGTGCATGATGGATCGGACACATCAAAATGGCGATTGAAAGGACACGGCAAGCGCAAGTTTTTCGAGTGGCTAGCAACCTGGGCAGTATTCATCACGAAGCCATCTGACCTTGGCTATTCTGATGACGGTCACGAATTGCCAGAGCTGGTATTTCACGAGCATATCATTGACAGCGGCATTACCGATGGGCTGTTTGCCCCGATTGCTTCAGGTCTGCTTGAAAGAAATCGAGCCAGGAAAGATACTGTACAATCAAGAGTCGATGAAGCTGCGACGATTGCTAATGGTGTTAAAGGTCAGTGTCTAGTTTGGTGTCATCTGAACGATGAATCCGAAAAATTATGCGCGGCAATTGCTGACGCCGTGGAAGTTAAAGGCGCAGATGAAGCAGCACACAAAACAGCCGCGTTGATCGGTTTTGCGAGTGGTCAAGTAATCAAGCTGGTTACAAAGCCAAAGATTGCCGGTTTTGGCATGAACTGGCAGAGCTGCAATCAGATGGTTTTTGTCGGCCTGTCGGATTCATGGGAGCAATTTTACCAGGATGTTCGCAGATGCTGGCGCTATGGTCAAAAGCGGCCTGTGCACGTTCACATTGTCTCTGCCGATGTTGAGGGCGGCGTGCTGGCAAACATCAAGCGCAAAGAGCAGCAGCATAAGCAATTGACCCGCGAAATGATTGCGGTAATGAAGGATAAGACTCTGGCAGAAATTGGCCGAGCGCAGCAGGAAAAAGCAGAATACATCAATAACGAAAAAATGGAGATTCCATCATGGGCGTGATAGATCAGGTAGTAACAGATAATTATGCAATTTATAACGCTGACTGCGTTGATGTTGTTTCGGGGCTTGGCGATGGATCGGTTGACTTTTGCATCTATTCTCCGCCATTCGCCAGTTTATATACTTACTCGAACAGCGACCGCGATATGGGCAACGTGAAGGATGATGAAGAGTTTTTCCAGCACTTTTCGTTTCTGGTTGATCAGCTTTACCGCGTAATGGCTCCAGGCCGAATAATGGCAGTTCACTGCATGAATCTACCGACGTCGAAGCAGAATGACGGATTCATTGGTGTTAAAGATTTCAGAGGCGATCTTATTCGGTGTTTTCAGAAGTCTGGGTTTATCTATCACAGCGAAGTATGTATCTGGAAGGATCCAGTTATTGCGATGCAGCGGACAAAGGCGCTCGGTTTATTGCATAAGCAGGTAAAGAAAGATTCTGCGATGAGCAGGCAAGGAATACCAGACTATCTAATAGCTATGCGCAAGCCTGGTGAAAACACAAAGCCGATTGCTGGTGAATTTACGCACTATGTCGGAGAATGTCCTCCTGATGGTTTTAAAGGATACCAGTACGACGACGGACGCTGGTATTTCATCCCGGGGCAGGATGCCACGTCGATTGATGTTTGGCAGAAATATGCGAGTCCTGTTTGGGATGACATTCGGCAGACTAACACTCTGCAATTCCAGGAAGCCAGAGAAAGCGACGACGAGCGGCACATATGCCCGCTTCAGTTAGACGTTATCGAAAGAGCGATGCAGTTATGGTCTGTTCCTGGTGATGTCGTTTTGTCGCCGTTTATGGGCATAGGCTCAGAAACTTATATGGCTGTAAAAATGGACAGGAAAGCTATAGGCGCGGAATTGAAGCCGTCATATTTCAATTTGGCAAAAAGGAATATGCAATCAGCTAAAGATAATCAATATAGTTTGGCAATTTAAAATCATGAAAAAACATCATAAAGCAAAAGTGCCTGGCGAAGTGGTAGAAAGGATCCGCGCAGAATTCGAGGCCGGCAAGTCATACCGAAAACTGGCAGCACAGTACGGCATACCGGAAAACACGGTCAAGGACTGGGTGTTCTACAGGACGCGAATTAGCGCTGACATAGAACGATGACAAACGGCGCTGAATGGCGTGGACTTTGGGTCTGGGAGTAAAGTGATGAGTGGCGGACATTTTGACTACAAGCAATGGCACATTGTAAACATTGTTGATGAAATAGAGGATTTGATTTGTAGCAATGACGATGAGTCCATAAACGAGTGGGGCGACAAGCGCGGTAAATTCTACAGCGAGCAAACTATTAAAGAATTTGAAACGGCTGTCAGATATTTGCAGCTAGCATACGTTTACGCTCAGAGGGTTGACTGGCTTGTAAGCGGTGACGATGGCGAGGACTCGTTTCATTCGAGGCTAAAAGAGGAGCTGGAGTACTTACGGAAAGAGTAATGCCTAGCCTAGAGATAACAAACGACGACGGTACTTTTGTGCGTATAGTCACATCAGCAGAAGGCGTAAAGCTGGACAAACACCAGCGCGAGACTATCAACAATTTTCTGGATGCAGCGGGGTGGATATGTGATCAAGAAAAGAAAAACAAAGTCGAGCATGAAATAGATGACAAAAACACAGCACGAAATATATCAAAAAGGATATGCAGCTAGGATGGACGGTAAGAATAAATATGCTTGCCCGGTTGAATTATCTACTGTATTGCGCGGGTTCTGGCTTGCCGGATGGAATGATGCTGATATCGAAATGAGCATGAAATCTGATGTTACATGCTATAATAAGCTATGAGAAAAGTAGACAAAGACGGCATCCTGCTGATTGATCACTGCTCCGAATGCCCGTATCACCAGGCTGACAAGTACAATCCTTACCGGAGATGGTGCACGAATATCCGGCCAGGTCAGGCTGTTGAGATATCGGTAAACCTGGATTTTCCGACTGGTTGCCCGCTGACTGAGATTGACGAGTGAGATTATGAGCGACGTCGATGTAACAACTATTGCAACCAGGCCTATCTCTAACCGCCGCATAGTTGCCAGAGCGCTTGGCGGTATCCTGCGTCCATACGACGCTGACGGTGTTGAGCCGAGGTTAGTAGCTGACTTTGCGAATAACTTTTACTTTGCGAACAACTATCAGGTTCCGCTCAGCACGGCATTTACCCACGCGAGATCGTCCAGCGCCACGATGGTGGACAGCACTGGTACTCTTATCACCGTTGGCTCTAACGTTCCCCGCATCGGCCATCATGTTTACAACGGGTCGGCGTGGGTCAATGAGGGCTATCTGCATGAGAGCGAAGCGCGGACGAATTTGCTGCTGAATAGCGGGACTTTATCAACTCAAAATGTAACGGTGAGTGCTGATCCTTACACGCTACACTTCACGGGCACCGGAACTATAACTCTGTCTGGCGCATCGACTGATGGGCCTCTTGTCGGCACGGGAACTGGCGAGAACAACCGCGTGGATTTAACTTTCACCCCGAGCGCTGGTACTCTGACTCTGACTGTCACTGGCACTGTGACTAACGCGCAGCTCGAACAAGCCTCCACTCCTTCAAGCTACATCCCCACATCAGGCTCAACCGTCACTCGATCAGCCGACACGATGACTGCAAGCAACCTGCCGTGGCCTGCACCAAATGTCATCGGCCCGGAGTTGGTGACTAATGGTGGGTTTGATACGGATAGTGATTGGATTGAAGGTGGAAGCTGGGAAATTAGCGGTGGCTCTGCTAATAAGCCGTCCACGGGTACAGCAGTTATATATCAACAAAATGTTCTTACAGTCGGAAAAGTTTATCAGATTACATTTGATCTAACAAAGACATCTGGCACAGGTGTAGACATAAGACCAACGTACAACAGTAGTACTGGAGCTATCCGGGTTACGTCTGAGGGAACAAATAAAGTAACTTTTGTTTCTGGCGATGGATATATTTCATTTGCGTCTGTTAGTGATTTTATTGGATCTATAGACAACATCAGTGTCCGCGAGATAGACCCACTTGCTGTGTCTATCAAGATGGATGGCAGGATGACTGGTGACACCTACACTCTGATTAGGTGGCACGAGGACGCAAATAACTACATCGTGCAAGAGGCTGGTGCTAGTGACTTCGACTTCGAGCAGAGTAGCGTCGCCGTCGTCGATACGGTCACTGGAGGTAGTTTTACAAGCGGCATCCTGGTTCCA